AAGAACAAAGAGAAAATAGAGATAACTTATTTAAAGAAATAGCTTTAATAATGTTAATATATACTGTTTTAGGTGAATCAATGAACCTTAAGGGCAGAGATAAAAGCAAGGAATATAAAAGATTGTCCAAGTTAATTATTAACGCTACAAAGGGCCAGACAGCCACTCAGAAACGTGTCATAAGTAATATTTTAAATAATACTATAAAAAAGACTTTTAATTATTATTCATATAATGCGAACTTGAAAGATGTAAAAAAAATTATAGAAAATAATTTTAAAGGGAAGCATTTTTCTACCAGGGTTTGGGAAAATGAAAAAGAAGTGGCAAACCATTTGCTTAATCAAATTAAGCAATTTCTTAATGGTAAGATAAATGTTAATCAAATAAAAAAAAATATTGAAGAAACTTATGATAGTAGTGCTTATGAAGCTAAGCGGTTAGTTGAATCGGAAGTAAATCGTTGTGAAGATGAAGCTTTTAAAAAGTTTTGCAAGGAAACAGGGGTTAAAAAGGTAAGAAGGAATGAAGTACTAGACAGTAAGACTTGTTCCGAGTGTGCTGACTTAGATGGTGAAGTATATGATTTAGATGATGCACCTGGTGTTGTACATCCTTTTTGTAGAGGATTTAATACTATAGAAGAATAAAAAATAAAATGTGTCTTTAGTCTTAAAGGGTTAAAGGGACGTATAGGAGGAAAGATAAAATGTTAAAAAAAGAATTATTAGAGTTAATAAAAGATATTGAAGACGATAAAGATATTGACGAAATATTGGGGACTAAGTTTGGTGGTTTAGAGGTCTTTAAACAGAAAATAAACACTGATAAAGATTTTAAATCCTATATGGATAGTGAGAAGGATAGGCATTATAATAAGGCATTGGACACATGGAAAGCTAATAATTTGCAGAATTTAATTAATGAAAAAATTAAAGAGTTATATCCAGAAGAAGATCCAAAGGATAATGAATTAGTGAAATTAAAACAAGAAATGGAGAATATGAAAAAAGAAACTTTAAAAAAAGAGTTAACTAATAAAGCTCTTAAAATAGCTACTGAAAAAGGTCTACCAACTGATTTGGTAGATTATTTTATTGGACAAGATGAAGAAGCTACAAATAAAAATTTAGAAACTTTAGAGAAAGTATTTACTGATAAGTTAGAAACTACAGTAAAAGAAAGATTAAAAGACAATAGTTATACTCCACCAAGTGGAGGTGCTGGGGTTAATAACCCTTGGAGTAAAGAACATTTTAATTTAACAAAACAAGCACAAGTATTAAAAGAAAATCCAGAACTCGCTGCACAATTAAAGTCGGCAGTAAAATAATTAAATTTTAGGAGGAATGTAAAATGTCAACAAAAATAAGCGATATTATAGTACCAGAGGTATTTAATCCTTATGTAGTACAAGAAACAAATAGATTGGATGCGTTTGTTCAATCTGGAATCATAGCGAGTGATCCAGAATTGGACGTTTTAGCAACTAGTGGAGGTATAATTGTTAATATGCCTTACTGGAACGATTTGGAGGGAGATTCAGAGGAACTTTCCGATAAAGGTTCATTAACTGTGAATAAAATTACAGCTGGGCAAGATAGAGCAAGATTGCACATGAGAGGAAAGGCATGGGGAGTTAATGACTTAGCAAAAGCTTTAAGTGGTGATGACCCAATGGCAGTTATAGGTCAAAAAGTTGCTAAATTCTGGGTAGGAGAAAGAAGCAAAATATTGTTTAAATCTTTAGCTGGAATCGAAACAACTTCTTCAAGTAATGTACATGACATATCTGCTTTAACTGGTGCTGAAGCTATAATTAGCGTTGGTACTGCACTTGATGCAAAACAAAAATTAGGAGATAATGCTTCAAAGTTAACAGGTATAGCAATGCACTCAGCAGTGTATACGAAATTACAAAAGAATAATGAAATTGAATTTGTACCAGATTCTGAAACAAAAGTTCAAATTCCATATTACCTAGGCTACAGAGTTATTGTTGATGACCAATGTCCAAACAATGCAGGAACTTATACAACTTATTTATTTGGACAAGGAGCTTTTGGTTTAGGGAACGGTGCGGCACCAGTACCAACTGAAACTGATAGAGATAGTTTGGCTGGAGAAGATGTATTGATTAATAGGCAACACTTTTTATTACATCCGAGAGGAATTAAGTGGACTGAAACTGCAGTAACTGGGAAAACACCAACTTTTGCAGAAATTGCTACCGCTGATAATTGGAATAAAGTATATGATACAAAGAATATTAGAATAGTGATATTTAAACATAAAATAGCATAGTAAAAGGAAGTCTAAACTTCCTTTTATTTGTGTTTATGGAGGTGTATAAATGGGTTTAGCTACCTTTAATAGAATGAGAAGACAATTAGAAGAAAAGAAAAATAAAATTACTTTGGAAGATATGACAATTAAAGAATTAAAAGAAGAATGTAAAAGGTTAGAATTAGAAGATTATAAAAGCTTAAAGAAAGAAGAATTAATTGAGTTATTAAAGGGTGATAATTAATGACTACTGAGCAAAGGAAAGCTGTTTTAGTTATTAGGAACTATTTAAACAAAGATTTAGAAGATAATTATATATTAGAAAATTATGATTTAGCAGTAGAGCAGTTAATTAATAATGCTGCTAAATTAGAAAATATAAAAACTCCTGGAGTTAAATCTATGTCTGAGGGTAACCAATCTATAAGTTTTGATAGTAATCCTTGGAGCATAACAGAAGATGTTAAAGCTTTATTACCTACACCCTACGTAAGGATGTGGTAATATGGGAGTTTTATTTAAAAATGCAGATATAACTATATATAATAAGTGGTATGATTCTATAAATGATATAGATAAATATCAAAGGACAGTTATTAAAGGCGTTAACTGGCAAGGTAAAAGGAATGGTACTGTAAGTGATAAAGGTTTATTGATTGCAGATAGTACACTTATATTTGTAGATAAGTTAGATAATTATGTTAGTCCTAAAAAATTTTTAAAACTATATAATGAAGAAAAATCTAATTATTTTACTTTTGCTCCAGGAGATAAAATAGTTAAAGGTGAGGTTGAGTTTGAAATAACAGGAATCAAACCTTATAGAATAGGTGATTTAGAATCTGAATTTGATGATGTTATAGATATTAAGTCTGTAAATATATTAACTGACCACATGGAAGTGGAGGGTGTATAATGGCCACTACGGTTAAAATTCAAATAGATAAGACAGAAAAAATTTTACTAAAAAGATATTTAAATAAAAATGGTCAAGCACAAATAAAGTTCACACAAGAAGTTGCTAAGCAATGTAATAATTATGTTCCATTTCTCACTGGTAGATTAAAAGACATGAGTGTTGAATTAAAAATAGATAAGTTAATTTATAATGCTCCGTATGCTGCTAAACAATATTACACTAATAAAGGTGGAAATAGAGGAGCTTTAAGAGGTAAGTATTGGGATAAAAGAATGTGGAGTGATAAAGGAGATAAAATTGTGCAAACAATAGCTGATTTTGCTGGAGGGAGGACAAGATGATAATAGATAGTCTTAGAAATTATATAAGGAAATGCCCTCACTTAGATACTTTTAATAATGCTATAAGGGTAAATGTAAATTATCTAGAACCTAATGTAGATACTTATTCTATAGAGGAAGTTCCAATAGAGCCTATAGTTAAAAAGTATGTTAATGGAGATAGTATACGCCAATATGCTTTTATTTTTACGTCTAGAGAGCCTTATGGAGCAGACGTATTAACCAACATAGATAACAGCGGATTTTATGAAAAGTTCGCTGAATGGATCGAGGAAAATAACAATAATAATATATTGCCAGTACTAGATAACTTAGAACCTTTAGAAATTAAAGTTACTAGCACTGGCTATGCTTTTGCAGTAACGCAGGACACTGCACAATTTCAGATACAGTTAAAATTAAAATATTTTAAGAAAGGAATGATATAAATGGCAGTTAGAAAGAGAAAGATACAAGCTAACTATTTAAAAGTTACAGATACATTTGAACTATTAGGTACTGGTTTTACAGAGCTTAATGAGAGTCCAAGTGCACAGACTACTAGTAAAAGATATATAAATCAATCTAGTGCAAGTCAATCTATAACTGGTTATGAGTGGGCTACTGAATTTACAGCAGATCAGATTGCAAGCGAAAAGGCTATAGAACATATTAGAAATATTGGGGAAATGCAATTGACAGGTCCCGATACTGAAACAGATTATTTAATCGTAGATTTGGATAAACCTGCAGCTACTACTGGTTTTAGGGCTAGAAAATTTAAAGTAGCAATATCAATTGATTCTTTTCCAGATAATGATGGAGAATTAGGAATTGAAGGTAGTTTCTTAGGGATTTCTGACCCAATATTAGGAACATTTGTTACAAGTACCAAAGAATTTGTAGAAGGTTTTACACCTAAAACAGAAGGAACAACTACAGAGGAGGATAAATAATGAAAATTAATGGAGCGGAATTAAAAGATTTAGATATTTTAGACCTTGAAGTTGCTGAAAAATATGAAAAAGCAATTAAGGGTATTGACGGAATAGCTGAAAAAGTACAAGGTATGACAATAGCTGATAGTGTTAGAACACAATGTAATGCTATATTTAAGATTTTTAACGATCTGTTTGGAGAAGGTACAGATAAAAAAATATGTGGAAATAAAG